TCACTTCCCATTTTTTACAGATACTGGTGCCACGACGTTCCGGCGCTCCAGTTTGGTGACCGCCGCGTCACCGGCCAGATAGTGCTTGCGGATAATCGCTTCGGCGTCCCGCTCCGAGTGTCCAGTGACCTCGGCAATCTCCTTGATCGATGCCCCGTTTCGGTAGGCCAGCGTCACGAACGTGCCGCGCAGATCATGGAACGTCACCCCCTCAATCCCCGCCTTGTCGCAAGCCTTGCCCCAGGACGCCCGAAAGCCGTCGCTGGTCCATGAGCGCGCGATAGATCGCCTTTGCCCGTCAACGCCTCTCGTTGGCGTTCCGCGGGCCGTTGTGAGGATCGTCGCGGCCTCTCTTGGCGTGCTGTCCAGCACCGCCTTCAATTCCCCCGATACCTTGATGCGCACCTGGCGCCCGGTCTTGCTCTGGCGAAGGCTGATGTGCGTTCCGTCGTAGGCGGACCATGTGAGCGCCAGAAGGTCGCCCTGGCGCTGCCCGGTCCATCGGGCCAGATCAATCGCCAGTGATAGCTTCGCCCCGGCCTTGGCCTTGAACTTGGCCACCTGGTCATCGGTCCATATGGCATCTCGGCGTGTGCCGGCCGAAATCTTCTCGACCTTCTCCAGCGGGTTTCGCTCGACCAGTTCGCGGTCGCGGGCCACAGATAGGATTCGGGCCAGCACGGTGATCAGCATGTCGGCCTTACGCGGGGTGTCCAAGAACTCGTCGCGCCACTCGAGGAAGGTTGAGCGGGCGCCGCGCTGGCTGATGGCCGTGATGGGAAATTCTGCGAACTCGGCTTCGATGAGGTCAATGGCCGCGTCATAGCTCCGCTTGGAGGCATCGGAAAGCTTGGTATAGGCTGCGCTCTGCCGATAGACATAGATCAGACCCGGCAAGAAGCCTTCGCGCTTCGCCTCTGGGCGGTCGCGCGTTAGTTTCAGATATTCGACAAGAAACTCGTCTGTGTCGGGCTCGGCATGGATGCGCGGCCCGCCGCGCCATGCGTAGCGGTAGATGGACATGGTGCCATTCGCCAGCCGGCGCTTGACCTCATGGACGCCCATTACCTTGTGCCTTCGCTTTCTTGGCATCCCGCTTCGCCTTCCACCTGTCGAGGTCGGAAAGCGTTTGCTCTGGCTTCATGGTGTCAACGGGAACGAACCGGACCTCGCCGGTTGTCACCACAATCCCCATGGTTATCCCCGCCGCCTGGGCGCCGCGCATAATTCGCGTGACATCGCTTTGCTTGATGATGGCGGGCTTGGCGACCATCACTTCCCCTCCTTGGCGGCGCGGATCATCGATACAAACACATTTTCTGGGTCGCTAACATCGTACGCACCCGGGCCGTATTCTTTGAAGCCTTCTGTCCACATCCCCTCTGTCGGCTCCATAAGGGCATCGAGAGCGGCATCGGCCATCTCATAATAGCGCTGCTGATCTTCATCGGACTCCTCATCAAGGCGCATTGACCGCCACTTCTGGCCTGGTTCCTGAACTTGGTTCTCCTCGGTGTCGTATAGCGCCCGCGCGATCTTCTCCCGCATGTTCATGACACGCCTCCATTGACTGCGCTGGTGCCGTTTGAGCACATGATAGCATGACCCCCGAAGAAGCCGACGCCCGCATCATCAAGTCCCGCCAGACCCTGCACCGATACCGGGCAATGATGGAGAGCGGGATAGTCCCACATGCGGACCTTGGCATCATGAATGGCGAAATCTCCCTGCTCATAGACATTGCCGAGCAAGTGCCGGCGAAGGCCGACAAGATCGCCTCCCTCATAGGCCAATGGCGGGATATAATGGGGAAGATCAGGACGGTGCATTGAGGTCACTTCGAACCTCCGGGCATATTTGCCACAATGGTTGCAAAGCGAAGCATATGCATCGGCTTGCCGTGCCAGTGAACGGCGACCAGGCTACCGAGCCCGAACGGCTTGAGGGGCTTGTTCGAGGTCATTCCCCCTTCTCCCTGCTGTTGCTAGAGCCTTTCACGAAGGCGCGGGCTGCATCAATAGCAGCATCCAGGTCTTCGCCGTTCAGCACCACATTGTCAGGCGTCATACCAGCAAACACCCCGCCGCCTTTGATGGTGTCCAAGTCGCGCTCCCGCAAGAAGCGATAGCGGGCAGCGTCTTCCTCTGCCTTGAGTGCGGCGATAATGATCTGTCGCATTGCTTCGGTGTTAGTCAGAGTGTCGAGGGATTTGTCCCGGCTCTTTGCCAGACCAGCATCGGCCATTTCATCAGTGACCGTCACCCCTCCCCCATTGGTAGATGAAGGGGTGAGGGTGCTGCGAATGCGCTGCTCGTAGTCAGCTTGGCATTTAGCTTGTCCGTCAGAAAGAGACCCGGCATCACCAAACTTTGTCCCATCCCGGAAAACAGCAATGTACCCGTCCCTGACCGCATAAAAGCCCACCGGGCTTTTGGCAGATGCGATACCGCCGTGGATTTTCCACTCCAGCGGCTTCACCCTCACCCCTTCCGGCTGGGTGGGGATTGAAGCGGCGCGGAGGGCGGTCACTTCCTCACCCCGTCTTTCTGCGGCCAAGGCTTTCGCACTGTCCTGGGTGATAACGAACCTAGCAATCCCTGGGTTTTTGGCTGGCCAAGCCCAAGCAATGATGTCGCTCATGGCTTTATCTCCAAAATCTCTGATAGCTGCTTGATCAACGGCAGGATGCGACGGGCAAAGTCGGCTTTCCCGCGAGCGTAATGACGGTTTGCACCGCCAATGGCCGAAACCATGACTGTTGCGTACAGGGTCCTGAATGGCTCTACGTATGGCGGATCGCGCGGGTCAGGGTTCGGTCCCGCCTCAGCAGGCTCTTGGGTGTGGGCAATTGAAAGTGCATTACCCCAAGCCACCGGTTTCACCTCTCCCGGCTCCGGGGAAGTGCGGGATGAAAGTGCGTCCTTGTAGCATGCCACTGCCAAGGCGCGGGTGCGCTCGTCCAGTTCATGCCAGAACGTGCCTCCAATGGGGCGCATTGCTTCCCACACATCATCGCAATTCTGCTCAATATCTGTCTTATCCATGGTTGTTCTGGTCCTGCATGGCTGTGAGAAGGGCGAGGATGATAGCGAGGGGTGCGGTTGCGGCGGGAAGCGCTGTCGCCGTCCATCAAGACGGCTTCCCATGTTTGCCCCATGCGCGGCGAATGCAGGTCATAGCGCCACCCCGGCAAGCATCGCTCCACAAGAGCAAGGGCGGCGTCTATGGAGCCTTGAAGCGCGCGAACAAAGTCGCTCCACAAGGGGTCGTGAGACGGAGTGTTGGCATACCATGGAGACAGGCGAATGCATTCTTCCACATCTTTCCCGCTAAGCGGGCCAGAGGCCGCTTGCAGCTTTAAAATCAGTTCACACATTCCACAGGCTCCCGCGCCGAATTCGCTGAATAGTGGTCCGGTCAACCGAATAGATGCTCGCCAAGACTTTCGTGCCGCGCGCGTCAGCGCGGATTGCGTCAACCTCCTGAGGGGTTAACTTCGCTTTCGGATTTCGGGCACCGACTGCCCAGCTATTTCCACTGCCGAGCTTTCGCCCGGCCTCTTTGGCTATTTCGGGGTGCTTAGAAAAATGAGCCCGCTTGCGGCGTGCCATGTCTTCCATGTTGCTCGCGTGGTCGCCCACATAAAGATGACCAGGGTTCACGCAAAGTGGGTTATCGCATCGGTGGCAGATGAAAGCGGCCAGATCGAACGGGCCATCATGCAGCCACTTGCTTGCTCGGTGGGCAAGCCATTGCCTGCCGCCCATGAAATAGTAGGGCTTCCAGCGGCCACTGATTTCGTAGGCGGTCCCTAGCCACAGCCAGCATCCTGACATCGGCTCTGGGATACACCGCTCTATCAGCCCCTCCAAGGACTGTGCATTTGGTGTGGTCATTGGGAAATCTCCTGCAGAGCTTCGGCGCGAGCCGCATTGAGTTCGGCCATGGCGTCATTGCTGCCGCCCTGGTCGGGATGCGCCTTCTGCGCTGCGTTGCGGTAAAAGGTCATGATGGTTGCCCGGTCCACCGGAACATCAGGCAGGATGCCAAGCACTTGGCGCCACGAGCGCTTGGACTGATGGCCGGGCGCGGGCAGGGCAGAGAAGCCGGTGAAGGCTCGCTCCATCATCACTCCGCCGCCAAGGTCTTCCACGCCCCTGAGATACTTCAGCACGAGCGCCAGAGATCGCAGGTTTTCCTCCGCCCGCGTGTGGCCGTCCTGCGCCATAACCATCGGCTTGCCGTTCATGGTGAAGTAGATCGCCACGCCCTGATCATCAGGGACGCCGAAGTTCTTCGACGGGACGCCGTTTTGGGTGAGGCGGAAGTTGGTGCTGACGATGGTGCCCTTTGCCCCGGCGCGCTCCAGTTCGGCATAAAGCTCGTCCCGGGCCTCGCTGAAGGTCCAAGGACGGCGCTTGTTCTTCTCTCCACGACCCCATCGATTGCGGGAATCGACGCGCCGATGCGCCGGGGTGCGCGGCCAGCCTTCGGGCCATTGAAGCGGGTAAGCCTCGGTCATGTCCGTTCCTTCTTGCGCAGATCGTTCCTGCTCTGGATTTTCTGGCCTTGAGGCCATTCGTTCCGTGAATTGATCTTGGTCCGCTGCTCTGGCGGCTTCCTGGGCTTGCTGCGGTGCTCGCTGGCGGGCGTTTTCCGGTCCAGCTTGAGCTTGAGCAGGCCCTGTTCAATTCGCCGCCTGATAGTCCTCTGGAGAGCCCGGAAAGCATAGAACAGCCATTCCTCTCGGCTCAGGACGATGCTCCGGCCATCCATCGCATCGTGACATGCGGGGCAACCGTCGGCCGAGGAAGTGTCATCGGCCTTCTGGCCCATGCCGAATGTCTCGTCGCGAAGATGGCACGATACGGTCGGCCCCCGAACGCAGACCTCGGGGATTTCGAACACACAGGTCTGATCCTTTGCGCCGTCTAGGTAGACGCGGCTGCGGATCGGCTCGCGGCGGAAGTTCTCGGTCACGGCGCGATCTCCACAACCTTGACGCCAGCCCGGCGCGCCTTACGCACCATGTCTGCCGTGCCGCGGCCACCCGGAAACGCTATGACCAGATCGGGCTTGCCTTCTGCCAGCATGCGGGCGTTTCGGGCAGGACCGGCGAAAGTGCCTTGGTTCTCCCAGTCGGCCTCGTATGTCTCGACATGGCCGCAGCCGTAGGGGTGATCGGCCCAACTACGGGCCAAGGCATCCGCGCCGCGTGCGCCGCCCTCGATGATGACGCTGATACCGGCCTCGGCGTGCAGCTTGTCCAGCACGGCATAGACGCGCCGGCTGTCCTGATAATCGCGGCCGCCACAAACCAAGACGCGCATCACATCACCGCCCTTCCGAGCATGGCGTTGACTGCCGCTTGCTTGGCCCGAATATCGGCCCGTGTCGGTGCATGGCGCTTGCGGTCGCGCTCCAGTTGCTCATGGGCGGCCCTTAGTTGCGGGTTGACGCTGATCATTCGGCGGAATCGCTTCGCCCGCTGGTGAGCTTCCCAGCCGATCAGAACGCGGCGGATGAGGCGGTCGAACGGGGTCACGCCGTCACCTCGCGAACGTGCCGCATGTCATTGCGGTGGTAGCACCATGCCCCGCACCAGATCGTCTGCGGCCCGACGCGCGTCACAGTGCCGAACCGCTCATCCTGGCTCCAGCGGACGAAGTACCGGATTTGCTTGCCGACCAGCTCCTGAAGCCTGCTCTGGTCCATGTGTTCGATGTACAGGTGCATCACTTCCTCCCCATGCGCTCATTGCGACGGCGGGTTTCGTTCTCGGCTTGGCGCTTCTTGGCGAAGTGGCGGCCGAGGTCTTTCGACCACTGCGGGCGGCCAGCTATCACGTCGTAGTGCCAGGGTTGACGGACGGGCTTCATTGGCTCGCCTCATAGGCTTCCGGGGGCGGGACGGGCCGTTGATCGCCCTTCTGCTTCGGTTCGGACCACTCGACGCCGTGCTGATCGCCAAAGGCCCGGATGATGGTGAGCAGGTCGCGCATTTCCTCGTGGGTCAGGTCCGACGATGAAGTCGGGCTGATGTTCACGAAGCCGGTGCGGTCAAAGCTCGGCACGATGCGCATCTCGTCCTTGCGCTCACGGCGCAGGGCGTCCAGCATCACCAGTTTGAAGTCCTCGGCGGACATCTGCTGCCCGCCCCAGCGGAGCTGGTCGGATAGATCGCCCAGCATCGCCCACATGGCCGCGTTCTGGTCATTGGAGCGCTTTGGCCCCTTTATCTCAACGCGGCTGCCTGGGCGCTTCTCGAATGCCTCCCGCACCAGATGGATGGTGCGGTCGACAAGGCGCGGGTTGGCAAGGGTGATGATCTGGCGGGCCATGGGTCAGTCCACCTGGCGCATGAACGGGATGTCATCATCCATGCCCGAAGGCATTCCTTGCCCACCGCTCTGGGATGCGCTTCCGCCGCCGCTCTGCCGTCCGTAATCGTCCGGGCTGTTCGGTGGTGGTGGGCGATTGCCCCCGCCCTGGCTGCCTTCGAGCAGCACCAGTTCAGCGCCAAAACCATTCAGCACGACCTCGGTGGAGTACCGCTCGATGCCGTCCTTGTCGGTCCACTTGCGGGTCTGGAGCTTGCCCGACAGATAGACGTTGTGGCCCTTCTTCAGGAACTTCTCGGCAATGCCGGCCAGGCCATCGCTATCGCGATTGCCCCACACGGTGACGCGGTGCCATTCAGTCTTTTCCTTCTTCTCGCCGCTATTCTTGTCGGTCCATTTGTCCGACGTGGCGACCGACAGGGTGGTGACTTTGGTGCCGTTGGCGTCACGCACTTCGGGGTCTTGGCCCAGCCGACCAACGATGATGACTTTGTTCACGCTGCTCATGGCCGGTTACTCCTGACCCATGTCGCCGGGGAAGCCGTCATCGTCCTGCATGGCGGCGCGCTCCTGCAGTTCCGCGGCCTTGTCGTCCTTCTCGTTCTGGAGCGTCTTGCGCCAGTCGGCGGGGAAGCTGGCCATGGCATCGACGGTGGACTGGTGCGCCCAGAGCTTGTTGAAGGCATCGAGGCTGTCGCACTTCCGGTTCGCTTCGGAGATGCGGGACCACAGTTCCCGGCTAGCGGCCTTGGATTTTTCTTCGGGCTGCTGTGCCGATGGGGCGCTGTCCGATCCGTTCGAAGCCTGGGCCATCTCGTCGGCGGTGTAGAGGCCGGAAAGCTCCTGCGGGAATGCCTTGCGCAGTGCGAGGGCTTCGCCGCACTTGGCGATCATCACGTCGCCCATGGTGCCCCACATGCGGGTCAGGCTGCCGTCTTTGGTGCGGCCGGCATAGGCGTCGAAGCGAGCCACGCCCCAGCACGGCTCTGTGAAGTCCGAACGCAGGACGCCGACGCGGGCGGCGACAGGCGGCTCGGGCGACAGCCAGACGTCTTTCCAGACACCATCCTTGCCGCACCAGAACGGGCCCACCTGGCCGGCATATTTGCCGCTGCGCTCTGCGATCAGGCGGAAGCCGTCGATGCTGGTCTGCACCGCCATGACTTCCCGGCGCTGCTGACCATCCCAACGCTTCACGGCGTAGATCTGGCGGGCGAAGGGGTCGAGCCCGGTGCGCTTGCACTGGTGCAGGAAGAGCTGCAGCTCGTCGTCGGTCGAGCCCTTTGCGATGGTGCGCTTGATCAGGTCAACCTGGTTGTCATCGAACACAGTCGTCGGCGCGACGGCGCGGTGTTCCTCGATTTTGGCGACAGCGTTCATGGTCAGAATGCCTTCTTTTCTTCGATGATGGTGAAGCCGGGGATTTCGCGCTTGCCGGCGCGAACGTCCTTGGCAGCGAGGTCATTGACGAGGGCGATGAAATCGTCCCGGCGCGTGGCCCAGTAGTGAGCAATGGCGGCCTTGGGATCGGTCAGTTCGGGCCGATAGGTGGTGCGTAGGCCCAGACCGCTCGTCGCAGCCTTCTGGGCGGCCTTGGCGACCCGTTCGGCTTGCTTCGCTGCCTCGGCCTGTTGATCGGCCTGTTCGGCGTCTGTGAGCGTCCCTGTGGCCGATGCGGCGCGGGTCGCCTCGACTTCGGCCTGGCGCTGCGCCTCGGCTTCCTCTGCGGCCTTGCGGGCAATCTCTGCCTTGCGCTCGGCTTCCTTGATGTTCCAAGGGGTCAGGGCCTTTTTGCAGCCATCCACGATCCGCTGGGCGGCATCGATCAACGGCTTCCATTGGGCATCGACGGCCTTGCCGGCGTCGAGGTGAGGCTTCTTCTCGACCGTGCGGGCGTCGTCAGCGGCCTTTACCGCCTTCCGGGCCATATCCAGAAGGGTTTCCAGCGCCTCGGCTTCCTCGGGGCTCTCTACGGCCTTTCCGTCCAACCATGCCTTGGCCTCGACTGTCAGGTCATCGATGTTCAACTGGTGGGCATCGAACGGGGTCATGTTCGCGCCGTCATGGATGCGGTCGTTGCCAGTTTCGGACAGTGCTGCTGCGGCGCTCATGCTGCGGTCCTTTCAACCTCTGCCACGACCGGCCATGTCTGCCAGCGGGCGAATTGCAGGTGCCACTTGGCCTCGGCCCAGAGGCGGGCGTATTCGGCCTTGGCGGTACGGTAGGCTTTCAAATCCCCGTCGTGCTCAGCCTGGGCCATGACGGCGCGGTGCTGGTGCGCAAGGCGGCGCTGTGTCTTGGCGAGGGAGAGCAGGGCGGCGCGGGTACTATTCGGCTGCATCACGAGCCTCCTGCATGTGGCCTTCCGCATAGCGGCTGGCTTCAAAACTGCGGTTCCAGAAGGCGACAGCGTTGCCCGGTGTCCCTGCTGAAACCTCAACCTTGCAGTGCTTGCAAAGGATGGTTTCGCGGTAGAACGATGTGCGGGTGATGCCGACGCGGCCTGACTTGCGGCGCACGGACGGGCCAGACGTTCCGCAATGGCTGCACGGGCAGACGATCACACCCTTGCCGGTGGAATAGTTGATGCGGTCGGTCACTCTGCGGCCTCGCGTGTTTCATGGCCCTCGGCATAGCGTCGGGCGATTTCATCTTCGGGGGTGAGGTCTGCGGTATCGGCCTCGGAGAGGATGAAGCCGAGATGGGCCGCCAATGCGTGCAGATGCGTCAGGACGGCTGTTTTGCTGCCCAGATGGGTGAAGGTGCCGCAACGGCGTTCATCGGCCTGTACGGCTTCCGTGTGGAGCCTGCGCACCGCGTCGTGGACATGGGCGACGTTGGTGGCCGGGTGCCATTCGCTTGATGCGATCTTGCCAAGGTCAGTTGCCATGGCCTCAAAGGCGGCAATGAGTTCCTTGCGGCGTCCATCCATGTCGTCTGTCACTGCCATGCGCAGCGTGATGGTCAGCATGCGTTCGGTGGCGCGGATGATTTTGGTGGTGTCCAGGGTCATTTCGCCACCCCGTCGATCTCGGGCGTCACCCGTTCGCCATTCTGGTCCTTCTCGACCCGCCTGCCGTCCACAAAGACGTTGTAGCGGTCGCCGGCAAAGTAAGCGCCGTACCAGGCCATGATGTTGGGGATGGCATCGGGAGCCACATGCATCCGCACTTCCTGCGGCGTGGCGTCGTAGTTGAAGAACATCAGCTCGCGGATGATCATTTCGGCGCTCCAATCAGGCCAATACCGACGATGACAAACAGGGGCATCAGGACGATGCCGGCGGCGATCATGGAGTTGTCGCCACGGTTTAGGAAAAGGACGATGCGGGTGGCGCTCCACAGAGCGCTTTCGAGAATGCGAGAAGGGGTCATGTTGCAACTCCCGCTTTGACGGGCCACGAGGTCTTGCGGTCCACGTTGAAGTGCACCGGGCCGATGCAATCCGGCGTTGTGCAGGACAGCCAGACATGGCCGTTGCTGGCGCGGGACCAGCCAAGCTTGCCGTCGCAGTGCGGACAGGGGCATTCGCCCGTGGTGCCGCAAGGGATGGGGGCAGGGATAGCAGCGACGGCCTCGCCCAGCATGGTCAGGCGGCTGTCGGTGTATGCCTTCCATGCCGACCGCTCGGCGGCGGTGTATTCCTCTCGCTTGGCGCATTCCGCCTTCGGCTCCGGCCAGCACTGGGCCGACGCGCCGGGGCCCGACAGGTCAACGCCCAAGGCGCAACGGGGTCCGCCCGTAAGGCCGCGCTCGTAGCTATAGTGGCGACAATGGTGGGTGGCGCGAAGTGGCTTGCTCATGGCCATCACTCAGCAGCCACAGCAGGGGACAGATCAGCGCCACGAACCGGGACGCTCCAGTCGGTGACGCGAAGCTCGAACCGCTCGGTCCGGCGCTCCAGTTCTTCCGCCGTGACCCAGCTTCCGCCGTTCTCGTAGGCCAGCTTCAAGTCACGAACCGCTGCGGCATTGAGGGGCAGCAGGTAGTCGAGCAAAGGCTGGGGGTCGAAGGTCTGGCCGTGCATGGTGAAGAACGGGGTCAGTTCCTCAATCGCAGACTCAACATTGCCGTGACGGGCAACAGCCGATGCGAAGGTGCAGGCCCGCTGGTTGTGGTAGCTGCAGGTCCAGCCATAGGCCGGGGTGCCGTCTGCCAAGTGCTGGGCAGCGTATTCTTCCGCAATGCTATCGCTGGCATTGAGAGCGGCCTGTAGGGCGCTGATGCGGGCCAGGGCGGACTTGTTGCTGTAGTGCATGGGTCTATGCCTCCAGTTGGGCAATGACGGGGGTTAGGCGGCTTGTTGGGTGGAGTGGCGAGCGATGTGGCTCTCGATCAGCGCCCGCCCGCCTTGGTCGAGCCACGCCTTGACGGCAATGATGTGCCAGACGTTCTGTGGTGGCCCTCCAAAGCCCATTCGGGCCATGTGGGCTTGCCGGTGCGTTGACTTGCAGAAGGCGTCCAGCGAGCGCTGAACCTGCTGCGAAAGCAGTCCGCGCCGTGGTGGATTGAGGTTGGCCATGGCATAGACGCCACTGACGTTGACCCATTCGGTCCAGTTGATCGAACCCGGCTGAACCGCTCGGTTTGCCATGTCGATTACGCCATCAACGCGGACAGCCAGTTTGGTCAGAGCAGCGTGGGTCTGTTTGGTCTGGTTTTCGGTGGCTGCTACGCGGTCAAACACGGCCCGGAAGCAGCGGCGCAGGAAATGCGCCCATGTGTTGGGCATCTGCTGAACCAGTGACTTCTGCATGAAGCCGATCATCTGGTTCTTGGCTTCGACAATCTCGGTGGATGCCTTGCGGGCACCCTGAATGGTCAACTGGCGATTGGCTTCCTGCTGCTCAAGGATGCGGTCGAAGTCAGGGCGCGGACCTTCGCCAACCTTGGCGCGGCGTTCGCATTCGATGAAGTAGCGGCGAGCCGCCTTACCCTGATCGTTACGCTCAACCATCGATAGCTCTTTGGCCATGTCGAGGGTCAGTGCGTAGTGCTTGGCAGGGCGTCCGCCCTTCGAGTTCTTTCCGATTTCGGAAAAAACCACGTAGTCGACGCCTTCAACAAACCCGTACTGGTTGATGCGATCTACGATCCATGCGCCGAAAGCCTTACCGACGCGAAGGAAGGCATGGAGCTCGCGACCATCCACGGTCTGCACCAGGTCAGCGCCAACGGCGCGCTCGCCAATGGCAATCAGGTCGTTACCGGTATTGCTGGTTTCGTTGTCCACTTGGGTCCCCATAAGGAGCTTCGATAGAAGGGGACCTTAGTTGGAGATTTCCAACACGTCAACATGATTTGTTGGAGAAATCCGCGACAAAGTTGGAAATGGCCTTGACGAAGCCTTTCCTGCGCGCGTATACGCGGTAATACAATGGGGTGATCAGTGAGGAGCGTAGGCGACAAGCCGGAGCGACGAACGGGTGTTCATCCCTCTTCGAAACTGGTGGAAGGCGCGGCGCTAGACCGCGCCGCTTCCACAGAGTTCAAGGTTCCATAACCACTGAACTCTCAGCAGATTGAGATATTTGTATAGGGCAATACGCGCGAGGCTGAAGCGAGAACTTTAGTTAGTTACTGTCGCCACTGAAACCATCCGACAACCCGCCCCCAGACGGTCACATCATCACGGCGAACCCTGTCTCTGGGGTAAAGCTCTTTGTTGTCAGAGATGATGTCGTAAAACTCTCCACCGGGCACCAGGCGAAGCCTTTTGATTACCAATCCGTCCCCAGCATTGAGGGCGTAGATTTCATCCGGGGGAGGGGTGTTCTGGTTGGTGTCGACAAACACAACCGCTCCGCCAGTCAGCGTCGGCTCCATGCTGTCGCCCTGCACCTGCCAAGCGTATATGCCCTTCAGGCTTCGGAATTGCCGCAGCATGTACTCAGGGAAGTCCCAGTAGCCCCGAACGTCGTCGGGGTCTGCGATGTCGCCATTCTGGTCAAGGCGGATTTCCAATAATCCGCCACCTCCCATCCCAGCGTGAATAGCCAGGTCGGGGATCCTGCCCATCTTTACCTGTGAACGGTGCTCTCGGATTCGGGCCAGGGTCTTGGGGTTGTCCTCGTAAACAAGGTCTTCCCACCCCTCCCCAATGAATTCCTCCCAAGCCTCGTGCACGATTGAACGCGATTTGCTGAAGTCGTAGTCATCGATGTTGCTAGGGGTGTCCGCCCAAGGGTCCATGCCAGCATCTATTGCGGCCTGATCGCTCTCGTTCAGCCTTCTCTGAAAGGCCGCATCCGAAGCACTTCGGGAGACAAAGGGTGTTTCGTAGGGCGCCGGCAGGCGCACCAGTCTGCCCTCGGCCAGAGCTGACGGGTCGGCGTAGATGGCTTTCGCCAAGATGGCCAGTTTGTCGGAACGAACAGACTGCTTTTTGCCCAGCAACAGGTCGTAGATGAAGCCGCGCTCCATCCCTTGGGATTCGGCGGCCTTGATGGGTGCAATGCCCAGTTCAAGCAAGCGGCGAACTACGATGTCTTTGAGCGACTTTTTCATGCTGTTCAGCATAGGAAATTTCCACCGGATTGCGCCAAACGGAAATTTCCATTTGCAATGTTGGAAGTTTCCGACTAAGCGTTGGGGCATGGAACAAGAACTTGCCAATCACCTGCTCACAGTCGGCGCCCGGTTCGGCGCTATTCGTAAGCTCGAGGAATCGACGGTCGGTCGGCTTTGCGCTTCTGACGCTCGGTTCTTTTCGCGTATTCGGGAGGGTCAGACCTTCACGATCAAAAAGTACGACCGCGTGATGGCGTGGTTCGTGGATCAGTGGCCCGAATTTTCGGAGTGGCCCGCTAACGTCCCCCGCCCTCTCGCCCCCACCGAAGCGGAGCAAGTAGCATGATGTCCGTGAACGACATGGCCCGCTCAGTCATCCCCCAGTCCCGGTGGCATGAAGTTGAGGAAGTAATCCACGGCTTCGATAGCCGTCGTCCTCCACTCGTCTCTGGCCTCGGGCGGGACGCTATCGGGAATGCTCAGTCTCTCGGCAGCGGCGCGTCTGGCTCGCTTGACGATGGGAGCGTATCGCATCCCCTCATCGCGGCTGATGACGTCATCCATGGCCGAATGCATGAGGCAGTAGAGCCCATAGAGGACGGCCTGTCCAAGTTCCCCATCAACGAGCTTTTCAAGCTCCGCCACGGCTTCGCGCCTGGGCATGGCGAATCTCCCTCTTCGCGTGAGGGGGCAGCATGATTGATCGCAGCGCCCGCCGAAAGCGGGAATGAACCGGCTCCCGTAGCCACCCCCGATTTCAACATCACCCAGCCTCTCCGCGCTTCAAGCGCCACGGGAGAGGTATGCCCGGAGATTTGCCGCAAGTGCGAAAATCATCTGCCCAATTTTGCAAAGGCCGGACACTCCCTCGCGTCGAGGCCCGCGACATTATCCAGGCCCTGGCCTTCCGTGCGGTTCCGCACCTGACCCGCGAACTGCAGCTTGGCTGGCTTTCCGATGTCATCAGCCACGAGAGTGGCTTGCCGGTATCGGTCAGCACATTGCGCCGCTGGTGGGACGCCAAGGACGATGACCAGTCCGGCGTTGATGTCCGTCACATGGACGTTCTGCGCGCCAAGTCTCGCTCCATCTACGCCAACGACAATGGCCTACGGAGGTTTGACCCAGGTAGCGCCGAAGCCGTGAGGGCTGCGGCATGAGCACGGTATTCGAGACGACGGCGTATCAGGACAGACTTGGCATCGTTCGCATCGAAGAATGGCCAGAGGGCCTTGTTCTGTGGTGCGGTGGGGAGATCATGTGGCGTTCATGGGGGCCGAAGGCGCGCCCACCAGCGCCACCAAAGCGGCCACGCAAGCCGGGATACAATTACCCCGAGGCGCTGGTCCAGTCGATCCGCGAGATGGCAGCCGCTGGACGAGTGCTCAAGAGCATCGCTCTGGAAACTGGAGTGCCGCGCACAACCGTTCAGCGGATTTGCGAGGACATCGACAAGCCCATTGATCATCGCGGCAGGAAGGGCAGCAGGCGCAGGCTCTTGGGTGGCGACGAATGACCGCCATCCCAGCCGATATCCAGAAGGCCGCTGCCGCTGTCTATGCCCGCCTCGGGCGCAGCGCTGATGCCGACGAGCAGGCTATCGCCAAGGCGCTGATGGCCCGCGATGAAGCCTGTGCCCGCATTGCTGATGAGCGCGCCGCCATCTGCGCTGATGCCGTTGCCAAGATCGACGCTGGCGAACTCTACGCCGGCATTCCCACCGCCCGCGCCACCGAGGACTGCGCACGGCTTGAAGCCCTGCACATTGCCCGATTGATCCGGCGCGAACCCGGCACCCGCAGAAAATAACCCGGAGCCATCCCATTGCCCCCAGAAATCCCAGACCTCCCCGACGACTACGGCACAGACGAAACCCAAGCCGACCACACCATCACCTGGATAGCCGGGGCCATTCTTCTGGCCGTGTTTGTGGTCACCGCCATCATCATCTGGAGTATCCACCCATGACCACCCCACGCAAGCCCAAGACACCACCAGCCGTCACCGAAGCCAAGCGCAAGGCCACCATTCCATCCCGGCCCGTCATTGAGCATACCAAGCTCCTGCGGGCAGAACTTCAGGCCGCGCACATCAAGGCCAGCAACGCACTGCTATCTGCCGATGCCGCTCTCTCTGCCGCCGCCGATAGCCGGGACGCTGATATTGCCCTCGCCAATCAACGGTTCGATGCCATCCGGGCCGAAGTGGACGCCGAGCGCGACGACATTCTGGCCAGCATCAAGGGGATTGAGGCCGCACTTGCCGCGACCGAACCCAAGTCGAATGTCGAGCCCATCCGCCAGCCGGTCGAGGTAGCAGCATGACCGAGCAGCTAAAAAATTCGGCCGACGACGATGACTTCCGCCAGGCTCTCGAGGAAGTCGAGCAGATCGACACCGAAGCCGACGAGAAGAAGGAAGCGCACCGATCCGAGATGGCCACCGTCCGGGAGCGGAAGAAGCGCAAGATCAAGATGCTGTGCCAGGAACTGGGCATGGACCGCGACGTGTTCGAGGCCATGCTTGCCGACCGCGCCGAGGATCGTGCCTATCAGGCCAAGAAGGCGAAGCGGGCGAAGAAGATCCCCGACGCCAAGATCGAACTGTTCCTCGACAGCCTGCAGCAATTCTCCTGGCTCCCGCCGATCGAGGATGACGCCAAGCCGGAGACGGCGGCAGAGCGCGCCGCACGCGAGCGCATCGAAGCCATCAATGCCATCACCGAGGCAGAGCAGGCCGAAGGCGCTGCGGCTCTCGATGAGCTTGCCGGCGAGGCGGTTCACTGACCATGCGTTCGATCCTCGCTCTCGACGTATCGGCACGGTGCACCGGGTGGTGCTTCGGCGTACCCGGCGACAAGCCCATCAGTGGCATCGTCCATTGGGCCGGTGACGGCGTGACCGAGGACGAAGTGTTCCGCAAGGGCCTCGTCTGGCTCAATCAGCAGATGGGCGCACTCAATCCGGCCATCGTGGCTATTGAAGCGCCCATCAAGGCCAGTGGCGGCGGTTTCACCAACTCGGCATCCCAAGCCATGCTGATCGGCCTTCAGGGCGTCCTGAGGGCTGTAGTGAAGGCCAAACTGCCCGGCGCGGCGCATCTGGTCGCATCATCCACGGTCCGGAAAACCTTTCTCGGGAAGGGCGGTCACTTCGACGGCGATGTCAAAGACCTGGTGATGGCCGAAGCCATCCGGCGCGGGTTTATCGCCCCCGAGGATGCGCAGCCGGATCGATGCGATGCGATCGCCCTGTGGACGCACATGGCCGCCCAGCAACTCCCCGAACTCAAATTCAATCCCAAGGCGAGATGAGCCATGGCCCAGTGCAATGAGAACGGCGTGTATCAGGCCGATGAAATCCTCGAATTGCCGCGCGCCGTCAAAGGCTGGTGCGGCATGGGGCTGGCCGAAATCCGGCTGGCCGATCTCGGCACGCACTGGATCTGGGAGACCGGGTTCCAACTGCACTCTGGTGACTTCTGGGGGAGCGGCGGGCCGCTGACCAACCATGAGCCGTACAGGGCACCGACGCGCGAGGAAGCGATAAAGGCGGCCGCGGCAAACCTTCGCAAGAGCCTCGGCGGGCGCGCCGCGGAAGGTGACAAGGACGCGTCGGCCATCATGGCGTGGCTGGAGGTAGTCATCCCGGCCCAGCTCGACCTGTTCGGAGCGGCAGCATGATCCTCTCCCAGCACACCCAACGCCTTATCCGCAACCGTGGCATGGCAGCGCTCTACGGGATCGCAGCCGAGCACGATTGCGACGTGTCCGACGTGCTCGACCTTTTGGTCACCACCTCATCCACCAGCATTTCCGTGGCAGACGAGCCATTTGTGCCTGTTCTGGTCACCACCCCATCGCAGCCGGGAGACACCTCCCGATCCCATGCACCGGCTGCGGAGACGGATGGAGCGGCGGAATCCTCCTCCCTCCCAACCGAGCCATCCGTCGACCTATCCGGCCTCGCTGCTCACGAGCAGGGGCTGATCCCATCGCCCGCTGTGCCCCCAGCGGACGACGCGGCGGATGGCCAGGCAGAGACGCTGCTGTCTGAACCATCCGTCGCAACCACTGAGCCACCACCACGCCGCACCACCAACCGCCAGCGAGTTCGTGAATGCCATGAGGCACATCCGGATTGGACGGCTGATCAGATCGCGGACGAAACCGGCCTTGGCACTCAACAGGTTCGCGTCATCGCGAGCCAGACCAGCCTGAAACTGCCCAAGGCATCGCCAGCGAAGTCACAGGAGGCCGTAGAGCTACCACCGACACCCGAAGCCCGGCCAGAGCCAGAACAGCCGCCAGCGAACATCCCTGCGGCTCCATCACTGCCTGTGCTGCCACCTCCCGCCGTGCAGCCGCGCCCTCCACAGGGTCGGTTCTATCTCCGCGAGCGCACCGACATCACCGGCACGCCACGATACGTCCACCAGTCTCTCCAGCCATGCCCAACCGGTCCCGGCCCGCTGATGACCTTGGACCGCAAATGGGCCTGGCACGACACCATGGAGCGCTTCAAGGGCGCGGTCGGCAAGTGGCCAGAGTTGGCAACCATGCAGAAGGTGGCAGCAAATGGCTGAACTTCTCCCCGACTGGCGCGATATGCCGGAAGCCGACCGCGAGGCGCGCGTCCGCGAACTGATCCTCGAAGGCAGGTCCGCATCCATCATCGCCCGTCATTTCCGCCGCTGCACTCGGAGCGCGGTCATTGGCTTCTGTAATCGGCGCGAAATCCCAATGGCGAACAAGTCGGGGTGGTCGAAAGAAGCGGGGGAGAAGGGTCGCGCGGCATCGTCCTACAAGGCCGCTCTGAAGGCAAAGGTCAAGGCACCCCCAAAGCCAAAGGCGTCGAAGCCAGCCAAGCCCCCGAAGATCACGCCACCACCATTCGAAACCGCACCATTGCCAGAGGAAGAACTGGGCAATGACGTCGGGCATCTTATCGGCATCATGGACCTGAAGGCGGATTCCTGCAGGTATATGTATGGCGACCCGAAGGGCCAGCACGGCTATTGCGGCCAGACCACCAAGGCCAATTCGAGCTGGTGCCCGCATCACCATGACGTTGTGTTCGGGGGCCGGCCATGACGCTCCGCAAGCGCATGCTAGGCGCCATTCAGGACATCGAAACGGCAGCGAAGTCCATTGATGCGGATTTCCAGCGGTACGCTCATGTCGGCATCTCGCCGGACATTCAGCGCGCCCATGATTTGCACATGGAGGGGCTTCGCGAGGCCTATCGCATCATTGCGGACTTCGGGAATGCGCCAGAGGATTTTGAGGCTCTGCTGAACCTCCGGGCCAAGAGCATTCCAGCATTCGATGCCATCGTGAACCTGGCGCGGCAGGAGCTTGCTCGATCCGACGCGCCGGCAGAGGAGAAAGCGGCGTGATCGGAAGCCTCAAGATCAGCGCGAGTCCTCTGGTGCCCAATGGCACACAGATATGGATGCAGGGCAAGGAAGTGGTCGACGTCACCACGAACGAACGTGCGGCTTTCTATGCCATGTTCGGGCTTATGCGCATCCCCACGATGCACGCAGATGGGGTTGTTCTATCAACGGCTGACTATGAGGCGTTTGTAGCCCAAGCGCCAAAGGCGGCCAAATGATCGACCGCTTCTCCGAGTCCTTCCTTGATGAACTTCGGTCTGCTGTTCGCATTTCCGAGGTCGTGGGCCCGCATGTCGAATGGGCAAAGGGGCAGGGTGCTGGCAATGTCCGCTGGGCCTGCTGCCCGCTTCACAGCGAAAGCACCCCCAGCTTCAAGGTTGATGACCAAGAGGGCTATTGGAAATGCCACGGCGCTTGCGGCACCGGTGGCGACCACTTCAAGTTTCTGATGGAACTGGACGGGATAGACTTCCCCGAAGCCGTTGCCCGGGTCGCTGCCATCGGTGGTATTGCGCTGCCAGAGAACGCGCCACAGGGCGGGAAGCCAGCCCGACCACCCGAACAGCCACGGCAGGCCAAAACCCAGCCACAACCCCTCGCTGCCGAAGGCAAGCGGGAGATGGTCGCGACATATGATTACCCGGACCGCGACGGCAATCTGCTCTATCAGGTGTGCAGGTTCCAGATCCGAATGCCAGATGGCTCGTTTTCCCTGACCAAGGACGGGACGGGCACCTGGAAGACGTTTCTGCAGCGCCGGCCATCGAACATTGGCGACGGCTCATGGATATGGGGGCTGTCGGCTGGCGACTTCATGCGCCCCGGCCCCGGCAAGGATTGGTCGGCATATGATCATGATCGTTTCCAGAACTGGCCAAATGGTGAAACGCGACGTTTCCCGGAAGGCGTTGAGCACACCATATTCAACCATCCTGCGGTCGAGATCGCCATTGCCGAGGGCAAGACGGTGATGCTGTGCTATTCGCCGGATACTGAGGTGCTGACGCCCGACGGTTGGGTTGCCTTCCCGGATCTTCGTCCCGGCACCCAAGTGGCGCAGTACGATCTTTCGACAGAGAGTGTGTCCTTCACGATCCCTACGGCGCACCAGCGTTACCGCTATGCGGGCGAGATGGTGAACATCAGAGCCGCGTGGTGCGATCTGCTCGTCACTCCTGACCATCGTCAGCCCCGGCGTAACGTGCGCTTCAAGAATGGCGGGGAATTTCCATGCGCCCCAAGCATCGCCCCAGCGTCCACGATTCGCTATGGTCACCAGCTTCCAGCCTCAGGGGTCAAGCGTACTGGGAAGCAGATTGAACTCACGGCAGCACGATTGCTCGTCGCATGGCTAGGTGATGGCGTCTGGGAACCGCGGGGCGAACAGGTATCGTGGAACCTCAAGAAGGAGCGCAAGCAGGAGAGATTGAGGGCAGCTTTGGCAGTCCTCGGCATCCAGTGGACCGAACATCAGTATCCATCGACGCCGGGATGGACCAGTTTTCGAGTAGCGAAGGCGGATATCGGTCGACACTTCGAAGTCGGGCCGGATAAGAGATGGCCGTGGGAGATGTTGGATTGGAGCGCAGACGCTCGCGGCGCAGCGCTTGATGAGTTGCAGTACTGGGATGGTGACGGCCAGTCCGACATCAGCAGCCGGTTTTTCACCGGTGAACGGCAGTCTGCCGATGTAGTCTGCGCCTTGGCTGCGATCACTGGCTATCACGCCAATCTCCGCATAGACCGTCGAGACGGGAAAAACGACAGCTACGTCGTGAACCTCAGCCACAAGACGTGGCGGCAGTTGGCGAACACTCCGAAGCGCATCGCCTACGACGGAGAGGTGTTCTGCTGCACGGTCGACACTGGCGTCCTGGTAGTCCGTCGCAATGGCAAGGTGACCATCAGTGGGAACTGCGAGGGGGAGAAAGACGCTGATACCGCTGTCGCATTGGGCTTTTGCGGCACGACCAATTCCAGCGGGTCCAAGCACTGGACCGACGCCCACGCCGCGAACTTCCGTGACGCCGACGTCGTGATCTGCCTCGATAACGACGCGGCCGGCGATAGGGCCGACAAGCTGGCAAAATCGATGAAGGGCATAGCGCGCCGCATCCGCGTGCTGAACTTTGCCGACCACGTTCCCGGATTTCCGGAAAAGGGCGACATCACCGACTGGGTGGAGAAGTTCGGCGGCACCTCAGAACGGCTCGAAAAAATTATCGCGGGCCTTCCGGACTATCGGCCACGGCCACCAGCGGGCTTCGGCGCCCGCACCATGAACAGCCTCGCCGGCAAGCCCATCGAATACGACTGGCTCATCAAGGGGCTGGTCGAGCGGAACGGCGTCTTCGTCCTGGCCGCCGAAAAACAGGCCGGGAAATCATTCGTAGTCATGGACATGGGCATGAAGATCGCCCGGGGCCTGCAGTATGGCGACAGGATCACCCGAAAGGGTGTGGTCATCCATATCGCTTGTGAGGACGGCAAGGGCGTCCAGATGCGTGCCGAAGGCTATCGGCAGGCGAACGGCATCAGCCCCGATGTCGATATCCCGTACATCATCATGGACCGCGAATTCACGCTGATGAGCGACGAGGTGATCGACAAGCTCATCGCCCAGGTGAAAGCGTGGGAGGACTATTACGATATGCCGGTCGAACTGATCATCATCGACACACTGTCCGTTGCCACCGAGGGTTTGAACGAAATCGACGGGGCCGAGGTCGGCAAGGTGCTGGCCCGGGTCAATCGGTTGAAAGATCAGACCGGAGCCGCCATCTGCCTTGTCCACCACATGAACGCCTCTGGGGGCCGCGTGCGCGGCCATACCAGCATTGAGGCCAACGTCTCCCAGGTGTTCGAAATCAGGCCCCTGATGACTATCCCGCAGAACCGAAAGGAAACACCCCAGCCGGTGCTGGACGGCGAAGGCCGGCACATTCGACAGATCGTGCTGACCAAGAACAAGAACGGCATCAACAACCTGAAATGGAAGATCGTGCTCGAGGTGGTCAATCTCGGCACCGACCGGGACGGCGATCCGATCACGACCTGCATTTGCGCGCGGCCGGCGCGGCACAGCAACAGCGATGCCCAAGAAGACAACACGAAGCTCTCGAATGACCAGAAGATCGTTTTCGAGGCTCTGACAGCGGCGCAGACAGACGAGGGCATAGATACCCCGCATGGATCGCTTGCGCCGCCTCAGATCAAGCGCTGCGTCCCGCAGGCCGCGTTCGTGGCGAGGGTGCGCCGCACGATCACCTTCAATGCTGCTGAGGATGAAGTCGAGGCTCGAAACAAGGAGCTGACCGCATTCCTGAAGCGCACCACCACGGCTCTGATCAACGCCGGGTATATGGGGCGCGACAATGACAAGCGCATCGTGTGGGCCACGGGCAAATCGGACAGGCCGCGACCACCACGGCAGATGGAGCAGGAGCGACCACAGGAGCAGCCCGGAGCGGGCATGCCCGAGGAAGTGAAGCAAGAACTGAAATCAGACGCGGTGCCGTTCTGATGCAGACCAAGATGGAGCAAATACGGGACGATCTGGGCGAAGCCTTCCGCGGCGAAATCAAGGACTTTGCCGCATGGGCAGAGGCGAATTGGAAGCTGCACCGAGAGCGGGACGCTGGACCGGACAGCGGCATGACGCCGGAGGAAATCGACGGGTGGAACAAGTGTGTCCGCTCCCTCAAAGGCGCCCTTGAAGGTTGGCTGGGGGAAGGCGATTGACCCAAGACCGCAACCTATTCGGAGAAGAACTGCCCAGGCTTGGGGCACCCATGTTCCGCGACCGATGGCGCAACCTCAAGGTGGCCAAGATTGCCTATCTGGCAGGCCAGGGGTATTCGGCCCCATCCATCGCCATTGAGATTGATGAGCCCGGTGCCGAGCAACTTATCGCCACAATGCTCAACGAGTGGGGCTTCACCCTCAACGGGCCGATGCACACCTATGCCAAGGTTCAGGTCCCTCTTGCCGCCAAGCACCGCACCATGCTGGCCGCCGAGGCCAGGTCCCGGGATATGGAGATGCCGGAGCTATGCGCTCGCATCCTCGCACAAATCGCCATTGACCGGCTCTATGCCGCAGTACTGGAGGGCTGAATGCTGGACAAGGCCACGACAAAGGAATGGGACGCGAAGCTGGTGCGTTACGCATTGGCCGATGCTTTCCGCGTGCTGGACGCCACCACCGGCCCGGTGGGTCACAAGCGCCTCAAGGCTGCAATGCCGGAATACGAATACAGCGCGGCCGATATAGCAGAGCAGCGCATGATGGAAGTGGAAGCCCAGCGGAAGGGCGAGACCACGATGCGCAAGCGGTTGGTGGCGAAGGTCAAACCAACCTCACTGGAAATCAGCCGGTCTGATATGGTCCTGTTCGGAACTGCCCATCAGCGCGCATGGCTCAAGATGTGCGCGGCATACCCTGAGCACAGGGCAGTGCTGATTGCCGCCGCAAAAGGCCAGGCGAAGCGCTACAGCGGGCGGGAAGTTGCCAAGTGGCTTGGGATGCCCCACAGCACGTTTCAGCGCCACAGGGACTTCGCTGCCGATCTAATCGCTGTCCACCTGAACAGGCTGGGTGTGCAGCCGTGGTAGATTAGAGTGCCACAGCGCTCCGCCTTAGAAACATTGTTCGACAGAGTGGGTCAAATCGGGCGATAAACGCCTCAACAGCGATACGATAGACGAATTGCAGCCGGCGCCCCTAGAGCGACCGGCTTTCGTATTCATCCAGCCACTGTTCCATATCCCTTGGAATATCGGCCTTGCCTGTGACCCATCGCTGAGCGGTGCGGGGATTTGCACCATAGGCAGCGGCAAGTTCTCTCGGCCCCATACCAAGGGCAGAAAGCCGGGCCTTGAATTGACCCGGCGTCATGCGATTATCCTGTGGTGGTGGAGCGTCTGGCAAGGATTGGCCTCTTGAGTTGCCATGGTGGAGCCCGCGCGGAAGTCGCCGCGGAAAGCTGACATGGTGGGCCGGTGCTATTGGGGGTTTGGTCGTTCATTCGGTCCGTTGCTCCTGGACAAGGGCGGCACAATCGCCGGGCGGATGAGGTCATCCGTTGAGGCGCAACAAATACCATGGCGCGGGATGCGTCAAGCGAGAAAATGCAATCGGGACTGAAATGGTTACCGATCGCTCGGGTTGGGTGAAGCTCAGAAGGTAGAGCGCCGGTCTCCAAAACCGGAGGATACGGGTTCGATCCCCGTCACCCTTGCCAATGTCGGGTGTCGCTGCGGCGGCCTCGGCAGCGGCGCGATGCATTCGGTGGGTTTAAGATACGGCTGTGCCCTCTGTCCCTGCACCGAACCGCGCCGTCGAAATCGAAGCGGCAGACGGACAAGGCTTTGGCCAGACGGTGGATAGGGTGTGCGCACTGTGCACACCCTTGAAGGATTCTGGATGGGTGGCGAGTGGTCTAGCCCGCATTCGATCCGCAGCGCGCGGCAAGGCGTCTAGCCCAGTGAGAAGCTGGGCACCATATCCGCAGCGCGACGGAAATCGCGTCGGCCCGGTGGAAAGCCGGGAGAAGCGGGCAAAACGAGTACCCCATAGAGGCGAAACTTCAGGGCTGGTTTCCCGCGTTTCCGCCATCGTGAGCTTCGGCAATAGCGGTGTGTATGGCGCTCTAACAACCAGCCCGCTTCACCCATTCATACGGAGAGCAGATTAGAAAACTGTTTCTGGAGAGGCTGCTGCTCCAAGATTTTGCGACGATAAATCAAAGGATTGCTCCGCTACCAGACAGCTGGGGTAACGGCGCTTTGCTGGCCATTCGGTAGGGTGTGCGAGATGATGTCTGCATTCGATAGGAGATGCAGATGACTGATGGTTCCCCCAAGTATTTGACCGCTACAGAAGTGCGGTTCCGCTTCGGAAATATAAGCGACATGACTTTGTGGCGATGGCTCAAGGACGCTGGAATGGCGTTCCCGAAGCCTGTCTACATTCGCCGCAGGCGGCTGTTCGTTGCCTCAGAAATCGAGGCGTGGGAGCAAGCGCAGGCGGAAACGAGCGTCGCCGTTTATTCCGGCTTTAGGAGGTGAGAGGATGGAACATCCTGCTATGTACAGCCTGTCGGGCCTTAAGAAGGTCGTGGACGCTATGATTGGCGAGACCGGCAAAGATACCGTCGTCACGATTTCCACGACGCAAGAGGGTCAGGTGCTGATCGCTGGCCCAAAGGATGGCGTTCTTCACTGCATCGGACTCGCGCCGCTTTCCGCCAAAGGGCCGAATGACTGGCCGAGCCTTATGGTGGACCCATCCAAAGCCTATCTCGGGAGGAAGCCGCTATGAACCGTCGCAACGCACTCAAGGCTCTATTCATCGGCGCCCCTGCTGCTGGCCTTGCAATGGCCGCTGCGCCTGCAATTGGCTATCACAGCGGTGGCTATGTGGGTGAGCGTGGGCCTGAACTGATCCTGCCTAAGGGTGGCGCGGTTATGCCGGTCACGGCCAATGCCACCCATAGCAAGGTGGCAGAACTCAAGATCACCATCGATGACAGCCAAATGCAGGACTTCATGCGCCTGTGGCGGAAGGAAATGGACGCAGCGATCAGGCGCGGTGGTGCAGCGATATATGGCCCCCGCCACCCTCGATGACCCTCTCCAATCCACGCCATGAGGCGGAAACAACCGGATTTCTTTAGTGGCTATGAAAAAGGCCGGAAGGCCGCGAGCGCTGACCGCTGACGCTGCCACGCTCAAGATCATCACCGGACTGGGCAAGATTCAGGCGACTACCAAGGAATGCGCCGCCGTGCTTGGCGTGAGTGAGCCGACGTACCTCAAGTTCAAGTCGGACCACCAGGTGGTGGCTGATGCCTATCGTGACGGTGTGGGGAAGGGCCTTGCATCGCTACGGCGCCGGCAGTTCAAGGCGGCCGAGGACGGCAATGCAACAATGCTGGTGTGGCTCGGCAAGCAGTATCTCGGCCAGACCGACAAGCAGGAGATCGCGGCATCTGTGACCGGCGACATATCGGTTACGGACGCGAGGTCAAAACTTGAACATCTCGTCACTCGCCAAGCTGCCGCCCTCGCAACTGCAGGAAGCATTGGCAAGCCTAACTGATGACGAATGCGAGGCGCTTGTCCATGATTGGCGCTTCCTTGCCCGAACAGACCAGATAGAGCCGGAAGGCGATTGGCAGAATTGGCTGATCCTTGCCGGTCGCGGCTGGGGGAAGTCCCGCACCGGAGCAGAGTGGGTACGGGATCAGGTCATCCATGGGGTCAAACGGCTTCATCTGATCGCACCGACCGCATCGGACGCCCGAGACGTTATGGTGGAAGGTGAATCGGGGCTCCTGGCGTGCTGCTGGTCGGGCGATAGGTCCATCCATGGGGAGTTGCTTGGCAGGCCATCCTACGAGCCCTCCAAGCGCCGCCTGACGTGGGAGAACGGGGCAGTGGCGACACTGTTCTCGGCAGAGGAGCCGGAGCGCCTTCGCGGCCCGCAGGCAGAGGCTATGTGGGCCGATGAGCTGGCGGCGTGGAAGTATCTGCGGGAAACTTGGGACATGGCCATGTTCGGCCTGCGCCTCGGGGCCTCGCCTCGGGTGTGCATAACGACGACGCCGAAGCCGTTGCGGCTGATCAGGGAGTTGATCAAGGATAAGCGCACGGTGGTGACGCGGGGGTCAACCTTCGACAACGCCGGCAACCTGGCGCCGACCTTCCTTCAGACGATCAAGGACAAGTACGAGGGTACCCGGCTCGGTCGGCAGGAACTCTATGCGGAAGTGCTGGAGGAAGCCGAGGGCGCGCTGTGGAGCCGAGCCCAGATCGAGGCATGCCGCCATGACGGCGAACTGCCGGAGATGTTGCGTACTGTCATCGCTGTGGACCCCGCCATTACCTCAACAGATGAGGCGGCAGAGACTGGCATTGTGGCGGTCGGCCTCGGGATCGATAACCGCGGCTATGTGCTTGAGGATGCCAGCGGGCGCTACCCGCCGGACAAATGGGCCAAGAAGGCGATAGAGCTATTCGACCGGCACAAAGCCGACCGGATCGTGGCGGAAGGCAACCAGGGCGGTGAAATGGTGGAGCACACCATTCGCACCGAACGGAAGTCGGCCCCGATCACACGGGTGCACGCCAAGGTAGGGAAGCGCGCCCGCGCTGAGCCGGTGGCGGCGCTCTATGAGCAGAACAAGGTCAGCCACTGCGCTGATATGCCGGACCTAGAGGACCAAATGGTGATCTGGGAGCCGCTGAGCGGCCTCCCATCGCCTGACCGTCTCGACGCCCTCGTGTGGGGGCTGACCGAACTCATGCTGAAGCGCGCAGCCCCAACGGCCCAGTCCGGCACGCAGCGAAGGAACTGACATGGCGGATAAGGCCAACGATCCATCAACGCCCAGCCTGGCGCATGAGAGGCTGTCTGCCCACTGGCAAATGATCCGCGCCATTCTCGCCGGAGCCAAGGCGGTCAAGGCTGCCGGTGAAAAGTACCTGCCGAAGTTCCCGGCAGAGAGCGACCCGGAATATAACCGCCGCAAGGATTCGGCGCCGTGGCGGCCTGAGTTCGAGGATTGCATTCGGTCCATCAGTTCCAAGCCGTTTGCTGAGGAAACCAAGCTTGCTGGCGAGCCTTCGGATGAGATGAAGGCCATTGCCGAGGATATCGACGGCAGGGGCAACAATCTGCACGTTTTCGCCCGCGACATGTTCGAGGGCGGTGTGTCGCTGGGCGCTCATGGTATCCTGGTGGACTTCCCCACCATGAACCCGAACGCGACCCGTGCGGAGGAAAAGGCCGCTGGAGCGCGGCCCTATTGGGTGTCGGTAGACGCGGACGAGATCATTGCCCTGCGCACCGAACGCCGCGGCGCCCGTGAGGTCGTGACGCATCTGCGCTTGCGGGAAACCGCAATCGTCGTGGATGGGTTCGAGGAAAAGGCCGTCGAGAAAATTCGGGTCATTGAGCCCGGCATGTGGCAGCTTTGGAAGCAGGTCAAGAATGCCGCTGGTGAGACCACATGGGAGATCGAAGACACTGGCATCCTGACCCTGGATGAGGTGCCGTTCGTGTTCTACGCCACAGCGGAGCGCGTAGGGGCGCAGTACGTGCGGCCGCCGCTACTTGACCTCGCCACTATGCAAATCGAGCTGTACCAGGCCCTCTCGACCAAAGAGCAGGCCTATACGATGCTCGGGGCGCCGATGCTGTCGGCCAATGGCATGGCGGCGCCGGATGATGGTTCGTCTGTCGAGACCGGCCCGCGCCGTATTCTTTATGCGCCAAGCACCGAAGACATTGCCGCAAGCTGGTCGATCCTGTCAGCACCGGCTGGCTCGCTCAAGGAACTGCGCGACGACTGCGCAGCGACAGCAGAGGATATGCGCCGGCTGGGGATGCAGCCCCTGCTGCCCAAGACTGGCAACGTCACAGCAACGGCATCCGGCATTGAGGCTGCGAAGGCACATTCGGCGGTCGGAACGTGGGCCAATGGGCTCAAGGACGCGCTTGAACAGGCATTCATGTTCACGGCCAAATGGATGAAGTCTACCGAAGCCGTAGAGGTGAGCGTCCACACTGATTTCAGCGTTGGCATGTGGGGCGTGGAGGAAATCAAGGAACTTCGTGAGGCTCGTGCTGCTGGCGACCTGTCGCAACGCACTTATTGGGATGAACTGTCCCGGCGAGGCGTGCTTGGCCCGCAGTTCGACCCTGACACGGAACTCGCGGCCATCCTCGGGGAAATCCCCGCAGATGATGACCCTGAAGATGAAATGGCGGCCTTGGGCCAGCAAGATACCGGAGCGCAGCAATGACCGTCGTCGTTTCCTTCATGAAGCCCGGCTTCAGCATCAATGCCCCGATGATCACCAATTGCCGGGTGCGGGAAGACATCGCGCTTGATGGCACGACCACGGCAACGGCACAGGACGGCGAAGTCGCTCTTGTCGGGAATGCCGAAGCGGACATGATCTGCGTGGCCTTTGGCACGGCGCCTGATCCTGATGCGACGGCAGAGACTGCAGCCAGCTCTGCGGGCATTCCCGTGGCCGCTGGCGGGCTTTGCACGCTTGTGCTGCCGGCTGGTGCCAAGGTTTCGGCAAAGGCGCTCTGATGAGCCTGCCATTGCTTCCGGGGCTGCCCGGCCTGCCTGGGCTAGCTGCCACCACAGTAAAGGGCGTGGGGTATCCGCCTGAGCCTCCAGACCCAGAGCCTGCCGACGAGGACTATCTGCAGGGCGCCGACGACCAATACCTGGTCGGTTCAGATGGTGAGTTTTTGACTGGATTGGAGGCCGACGCATGA